TCATATTGAATCCTGGAGATTTAGTAAAGCATGACGGTAATATTTGGGGCATTTTTCACTCTCACCCTGGAGAAGAAAACCCGATTCCGAGCAAAGAAGACAAAGTCAGTGCAGCGTTCCAAGAGTATAAATTTTTAGTTGGTTTCAAAGATAATATATTTATATACTGGTTAGATGAGAACGTCGATGCGTTAATATTTGATGAGTTTAAGGAAGACCACCTTGTTAATTAATCTTAAGATTCACTCTGCATATCACAAATATTTTGATCAGAAGGAGTATACCTTAGATGCTTTTAATGCTGACAGCATTAATGATTATTTACGTGCGGTTCATCCAAAATTCAATAACTACATTAAACAGATAGAAAACGGAACTAGCGACGAGTTTTATGGCTTAGTTGATAAAGACTTTAACGTGATTGAGCCTGATGCCCTAGGTATCAAAAAGTTTCGTGAAGGAGAAACAGTCTATCTTGCTCCTATGGTCGTAGGAGGAGGAGGTAAACGAGGCGGACTATTATTCTTAGCACTTTTTGCTGTAGTCGCAGCACCTATGCTTGCAGCGCAACTTGGAGCAAGTGCCACAGCTGGTGCAGGAGCTTTTGTAGGTCCTGAACTCGCTGCTGCACAAGCAGGTGGTGCTGTTGCATCAGGTACTGGAAGTATGACTTTAGGCAGCTTTGCAAAAGCCTTTGGCAATATGAACCCAATCTTGAGAAGCCTTGTAACTAACTTAGGTTTAGCTGTTGTTTCCTCTCTGTTAACTAAAAAACCAAAAAATACTCAACAAACAGAATCTACCACTAGAGAAAATGGTATGTTTGGCTCACTAACAAATACAACAACTAGTGGAACTCCTGTGCCTTTACACTATGGACAAGTCAGAATTGCAGGACAGTTTTTAAGTGGATATATTAACTCTGAAGAGCATGGTAAGAATGACTTAATTAGAGTAGGAGATCAGTTTTAATGGCGACTAAACAATTTACTACTCATTCTAACTTACTTATACCAGACATTCGCGGCGCTAAAGGAGGCAAAGGCGGGGGCGGTTCTGACCCTAGAGAAGATCCTAATGACTTATTCTCAACTGATATTCTTTTTGTAGTTGCTGGTCTTGGCGAAGGCCCTATTTACAGAATTAATCCTAATGGTCCTCAAGATATAGAGATTCAAGACGGATCAATTGACGATTTAATTAATTTAGATGGAGATGGTCAAGAAAACTCAGAAAAGTTTAAAACTCTATCAACAACTGGAACTACAACACAAAGTAGACTAGACGTTTTCGGAGAAACTGTTACAACTCCTCAACAGCTTACTTCTCCTGTAACTCTTAAAAAAGGTAATCTTGATGGTGTTCCTAGATCTAGTGTTACACTACAAGATACTTCAGCTAATGACTGGGATGCTCTAAAGTTTAACTTTGTTATTCCTACCCTTCAAAAAATTGAAAAAAATGGTGATGTCTTAATCCATACAGTATCTGTAAAGGTTACTGTATTTGACCGGCTAGGCACAACTGAGATAGCCTCAAGCTCTAAAACTATTACTGGTAAAACTAATACAGCTTTCAAGTTTAACATCACAATCAATATTCCAGAAGGCTCAAGAAGTACTGATGGGTACAAATTTACAGTTGAAAAAACTTCAGATGATAGTGATTCCTCGTCCAAACAAGAAATCGTAAGAATTATTGGTTGGGATGAGATTGAAAATTCTGCTCAAGCGTATCCTAGAACTGCTCATATTGGATATGCGTTAAAAGCAGTTGACGAACATACAGGAGGAGTTCCTACTTTTACTTCTCTGATCAAAGGCCTTCTAGTAAAAGTTCCTTCTAACTACAATCAACCTATCTTAGCTAATGGTGAAATAGATTGGAGACAGGTAGAGCTTCCTACGAGTGGTGATTTTAATCTTACAAACGGATATAGATTGCAACAGTCAGGAACAGGAACAGTATTAACAGGGGTAAATCCTAATATCTATGTAGGTGCTTGGGATGGTACTTTTGTGTATTCTTGGACTCAAAATCCTGTTTGGGTTATATATGATCTATTAACTAATTCCACATACGGACTTGGAATTCCTGAAGAGAATATTGATAAATATAGATTCTATCAAATTGCTCAATACTGCGATGCTTGTGATAGTGTAACAGGCAACTTTGTTGGTGTTGACGGTTTAGCTGATGGTTCTTTTAGGCATAAAACTAATGGTTTATTTACTTCTGTTAGAGAAAATCAAGTAGGAATACCTGAAGGAACAAAGATTAAAGAAAGAAGGTTTACACTCGATGTAACTATCTCTGACGAATCAGCCTCAATGGATGTAATAAACTCTTTAGCAGCTTCTTTTAGAGGTGCAGTTGTTTATTCTCATGGTAAGCTGACTCTTGCAGCTGACTTGCCTGAAGAGTTTCCTGTCATGACCTTTAATGAAGCTACTATCAAAGATGGATCATTTGTTGTATCTGGTAATAAAGAGAGTGAGATATTAACTGCTGCTGAAATCAGTTATTTAGAGCCTAGAAATCACTATAAGAGAGAAGTGGTAAGACTTGATGAATCAGGTCGTAATGATGGTGTAAATACGAATATGCCTGAAAACGTAATATCCCTTGATTTACCAGGTGTGAGTAGACGTTCTCAAGCTCTTAGATATGGTCAGTACCAGATAGCTGCCTCAAAGTATATTAAAAGACTAGTTAACTTTACAACTAGCTCTGAAGCCTTGAGTTTAGTCCCTGGAGATGTTATTTCAATTTCTCAGAATCAAACAGGTATTAATTATGGTTTCGGCGGTAAAGTATCGTCAAGCTCTGCTACTGATGGATCTAATGCTAATGTATTTTTAGAGCATTATACAGTTCCGTCATTAGCTGATACTAACTTTACTTCTAATACAGGGCCGCTAGCTTTAAGAGTTCTTAAAATGACAGATGATAGAATAGACCTATACATTCTGTCTAATACTGCTTTTAATCTTACTGCCTCCGACAATGTAACAACAGGTAAAGAGTTTGCTGAAGTAAATGTAATATCTAGGTTTAATCCTATTACGAAAAACTTTGAATCTGTGACAGGTTTTGCAGCAAATAACGCTCCTGCAGCAGGTGACTTGTGGAGTTTTGGAGAAATTGAAAATAGCGATAATTACTATTCATCTAAAGCTGGAAGACTGTTCAAAGTAACTGGAATTGAACGCCAGCCTGAAAATGAAGAAGTAGATATTACAGCTCATGAATATATCTCTAATGTTTATGTTGATTCTGATACATTTATTGACTACAAACCTACTTCTTACACAGATATTCAATCAGCCTTTACAGTTCCCCCTACTCCTAATTTTAACTTTCAGGCTGTTCCTAGAACTCGATCTGATGGTACTATTGCCGTTGATGGTGTGATCACTGAGTCTACAGAAAAGCTTGGTTTTGGGATCTCTTTTGCAACAGAGTTTTTCTTATCTAGTCCAGATTCTTCAACTTTAGTAGCGAACTCAGTGCAAGGTAACCCTTTAAGTCTTTCTGTAACGACAGCTAATGCTATTTCCGCAGGAGCTACTCCAGCTCAATTAGTTGGTAAAAATGGATTTACCTCTTCAATCGGAGAAATAAAGTTATTATGTAACGCCGTTAATGTTGTTGATACTGTGGGAGGAACATTAGATGGAAATGTTCAATTAACTCTTGAAGGACTGAACGTAGCATTTGATGAAAACTTCTTCAAGCATGTGTTAGACGTAAATGATGACGCAGTTTTCGGAGGATTAAAAGGCACAGATTTTGTTTCACTTCCGATCAATGAAAAGTCTGAAGCACAAGGTCTTTTAAATTTTGTAGGATTTGCCCCTATTACTACTGAAGTTAGTCAAAATATCGCTGATTTTGATGTAGTTAATAACACTTTAAAATTTGAAAACAGAAGAAGTGGGGCACTCAACATAGTAGATGCTTTACCAACAGCTCCTTTCTATGTAACGATCAATCAGCTATTAGACGCTAGGTTCTACAATAATAACAGTTTTTATGTAAGTGGCTCGGAGTTTACTTATGTTGAAGAGGGCGACTTAGCTGCACACGATTCTGATATCGAGTTAGCTGTAAAACCTAGAAGTGCTTCTTTTGTAAGATTTTTTGTAGATGGACAGCAAAAATCATCTGGTCAGTTTACTGTTAACCTTAATGAGGGTCTCACCCAAAATGCTAATATCTCTTATACTAGATCAGCCTCAGATACTGCTTTTAGAGCAGAAGTAGATCATTATACAGTTCCTGTTATAGAGATTGGTGATAATATTCAAGCCTCTTCAGGAAATGTTTTCGCTGTTATTAATTCTAGTTTTGACCCTGAAAGCGCGGCTTACAATGCAGCTCTTACAGCAAACACAATTTATAGAATCGAGGTAGGAACAACTCCAAAGGCAAACTTAGCCGGATTATCCTTTATTAATATTTCATCAGATCCTGTAGGCACTTTGAATAACATTGCAGGCGGCTCTTGTACGCTTGATTTTGATCCTGCTACATTCCCAGGTAACTTTAGATTAGCTAATAATAGAGTATACAACCTTAATGTTGGATCAGACTTTGAAAGAGTATTCTTAACTAAAGATTTAGTAATACCTAATCTCCCTCTTGGAGTGACCACTGTAAAAGCTAGAAACAAAACTCGCATGGGTAGATTCAGTCCTTTTTCTACTAGAGCTGTGACAGTTGAGGCAATTCCTATTCAAAAAGTAACAGGTCTTAGTGTAGGTGAGTCTCTTTATAGAGAACAGTCTGGTGGTGTATCTGTAAGAGCAACAGTGCAGTTTGATCATATTATAGGACAGCAAGTAACTGACTATGAAATTTCTTACAGATTAGATAATATTGATGATGTTGGTGTAGATGATGGGGGAGCAGATTTAACATCATTCAATACTGTTAAAGTTCCTGCTACTGGCGTTGATACAGACGGAAAAATTAGATTTACAGTTCTAGGTATTAACCGTGGATTAACCTCTGACACTAATTCAATTATTTTTAGAGTTACACCTTTGAACAGAGAAATTAGAGGTATTACTGCCACTGTTTCAAAATCGATTATCGGTAAAACTGCAAAACCCGCTAATATCTTTAACTTTACAGGGGGTCAGCAGACTGACCAGGTTACATTACTATGGAGCTATGAGAGACAAGAAGACGGAGAACTATTAGATCTTGACCTTAAAGAGGTCGTCATCAGGCGTGCACCTGGAGCTGTTGACGCAACTTTAGAGAATTTTGTTGCTTCTGAGCCTCTTGTGACGGTCTCCGCAGGTACTGCGAGAAAATCGATTCCAATTGATATTTTTGGCGAATTTACCTATCTTGCTAGAACAAGAGACACAAGCGGTAACTTTAGTGAGACTGTTACAGGTATTACCTTAACAACTAGTCGTCCTGCAAGAGCAACGATCGTA